ATTGCTAAGAATACATCATCATTAGCTACTGTAGATATTTCAGATAAAGAACTTACAGCTATAGAATTAAAGTTTGTGCCATCCGCTACAAGTAAGTTACCTGCTGTGTTAGTACCCATAGTAATATCATCACCAGATACCGTTAAATCACCAGATATAGTTAAGTTTCTAAGTCCAGTTAAATCTTTATTAGAATCTACAATAACTGCTTTTGAAGCAGATACTGTTCCTGCTGTAATACCATCTACTAAGTTTAACTCAGCCGCAGTGCTTGTAACACCATCCATGATATTAAGTTCTGCTGTTGTTGCAGTAACTCCATCCATAATGTTTAGTTCAGCCGCAGTTGCAGATATTGCAGTACCATTAAAGTTTATTGCATCAGCATGAACTGTACCATCAAAATAAGCATCTTTAAACTCTAATGAGCTTGTGCCTAAATCTATATCATTATCTACAGATGGAACTATTGAACCATTGTTAAATGTAAACTGAGCATCACCACCTGCTGTTATCGTAATAACATCAGAGCCACTAAATGTAATTGATGTATTAGTATCTGCATCTCCAGATATACTATCTAATTGTACAGCACCTACATTTGATAAAGCCGCATCGCCAAAGTCTACTGCACCTGCTACTGTTAAAGTACCAGATACATCTACATTACCATTTATATCTATAGTTGTAGCCGCTATTTGTATTTCTGTGTCAGCAACTAAATCTAATTGTCCATCAGCAGATGAATTAATATATATTGCTGTATCTCTAAATTGTAATTTTTCTGTACTAGCTACAAGAAGGTCATCAGAAAACTCAAAGTAATCTTCATCTTCCATCCACTTTAATACACCATCAGATGTTTCACCATCAAATGTAATTGTTATATCTGTCCCTGCTGTAGCCGCACCGAAAGTTAAAGTATTACTTAATAACTTTGATATAGCACCACCTTCATTAGCAGTACCGTCATGTGTATGACCTGTACTTGCTTCAAAAGCGGCTAGTAACTGATTAAATTCATTATTTAAATCAGACGCTTCAATGACGTTTCCGTCAACGATGTTACTAGAGCTTTGTCTTGTGTATGTTGCTCCCATTTATCTTCTTCCTCCCGGTGTAAATTCTAATTCAAATCCTCTAAGTGAGAATGGGTTATTTGAACTTGTATCTGTTACTTTTAATGCTATAGCAAAACCAGAACCTTCAACTGCTTGTCTTGTTATAGGTAAATCACTTTGTCCGTAAACGGCTGTACCGTATGAACCACTTCCTAGTATTGCACCTGTACCAGATGTTGTTAAACCAAATGCACTTGGTTGAGGTGTATCACTATCATCGTAGTTGTATCGTAAAAATAAACTAGCATCTACTACACCTTCCGGTTTCCAGTTTACGTTTACTTTTTGCATGTTCTTTCTAACACCCGGGTCACCCATTGTTATATCTGGAGACCTAAATGTAGCATCCATAGTTTCTGTTTTATCTGCTCTAGTAAATACATTACCATCATCTTGTTTGTAAACGTAGCCATCATATCCACCGTGCACTGTAACTTCTGTATTACTAATTAAATCAGAATCACAACTAGAAACTTTTAATCCTTTTATATCTGCATACTCAAAACCCATTTGTCCTGTATTAGGATTTTGTTTTATTACAGAAATTAAACCTTTACAACTTGGTTCCGCTGTAAGTGTTTTAGGATAGAATAGACGATATTGAGATTTATCTCTTATAACAAGTGAAGTTACATTGTCATATTCAATATCATTTATTCTATCTTGTACTTGTTTTGAAACTGTACCTAACTCTACGTCACCAATTCTAGCTGTACCTGCAATAGTACGAATACCATCTGCCGCTAAGAATATGATGTCACCACCTATCTCTTGTATAGAATGATGAGCTAAAGTACCTATGCCTTTTGCAACTTCGGCTTTTGCAAAGTTACTAGAGCTTGTTCCTGTTATCTTAAATATACTTGTTTCACAAAAAACAAATAGTTCATTACGAAATACTTTAAGTCCTGTGATAACATCACCCATAATAATTGAACCTGCGTTAGTGTCAAAATCATCTTCTGTGTAAGGGCCAGAAAATGTTAATGTAGATGTGGCGTTAGACATACCCCCATAAAACATATGATTTGCAAAAGATTTTACAAACTTAGGATTAGTTGGTGCAGTACCCCCGTCAGTTGCATTTATTATATCTTCAGAATAACTAGTGTTTAGTGTAAAAGCCGCCGCCTCTCCCGTAGCAATAATTATTTTATCAGTACCATCAAAGTTATACTTATCAAAATCATAAGTATTTGTTGTACCTTTACTTGTAGCACGAGAAGTCCAACTTCCAGAAGTAGAACCTGTGTATACAGTGCCACCTCTAGCCGCTATAACTAAGTCATTAAATATTGCACAAAGTTGTACTCTTTCAGTTGATGAAGAAACTTGTGGCACAATATTAGAATTAAATTTTGTAGTTCCGTTTAATCTTCTATATCCACCTTCAATACTAGGTTCAAAGTTTTGTAATTGTAAAGCTTCTCCCGGATGCATTGCAAAAACATCTTTGTTTAATACCAAACCACCGGCACAACTTACTACCATCGGTTTTTGTAAACCGGTATAAGGCATTAAAATACTCCAGAGCCTACACGACCACCATTATTAACTCTATGGTCTGTCATGTAAGAAAAATTATTTATGTATTCAACTCTAAGTGCTTTTAAACCTTCTTTGTATTCTCTATCTGCTAATTGTGCAGATTGCAAATCTGACCGTAGTATGTGAGCATAATATTTTGCCCTATTAATTATTATATCTTTAAATCTATCATCTAAATCCATTGTGTCACTGTGTGCAGATAAGTCAGTATGTACTTTCCAATACTCATATTGTATTGTATAATTACTTGCATCTGGCACTGGTGATAAACCAAATTTTTTATCTTGTGTTGGGTAAACTATACTTGGTGTGCCGTATGAATCAGAATCATTTGATAAATCTGTTTCTAAAAATCTTCTATTCCAATCATCATAAGTTATATGTCTTAATCTTCTAACTGGTATATCTTCAGATATTCTTACATAGTCTACATCTAAATTAGTTGTAGTAACTGTGTTATTTAATGTTATAAAAGTTGTTTGTGATGTTGCAGTAAATGTAGTATCAAATACTGCACCTGCTCCAAAATCCTCTACTGTTAATGTTGTATTTAAATTTTGTGTTCCTTCTGCCGCAGTTCCTATTTGTACTTTAAGAGCCGCACCAACACTATTAGAATCAAAAACTCTAACATGTACCTTATAACTTTTATTTACTACGGTCGAAAAAGATTGATGTGCCGCAAAATCATTTAGTCTTAATCTACCATTTCCTGTTGTGCTATGAGAAACACTACCACTTCCTGCTATTGTAGTCCAACTATTAATATTACTAGTAAACTCTCCGTTTGTTATAAGTTCTTTTGGTACAAGTCTAAATGTTTGCCAATCCATTTTTCTAAATGGTTTATCTCCTGTTTGAGGAGAATCAGTTGTAGGTAAATCATATGTTCTTTGACCTGCGTTAGTATCTTGAAATGTAGAAATATACAAATCTGGTACTTCAGAAAGACTATTATAAACTTCATGAGTAGCTTTTAAAACAAACTTTTTTACTGATGTCTGAATACCTCTACTACTAGAAAAACTAGAAGAAGTTAATTCAGATTCGTTAAGTTCATTTAATACATTGTTTACTAATGTTAAATAAGTTGTAGCCATGTCTCCCTTTGTTTATTGTATCGTCAATTGATGTTCTGTCAAGTTTTTTTACGTTTCTTGCCTTTATGTTTATTTGCAAAATTACGAGCGGATTCTACTGAGCGAAAACCCCATGCTCTAAGTGCTAGTGCCTTTCTAGTTGGGCGACCTTTCTCATCTTTCATCGGGCCTTTCATTCCTGCAAATCTTGCGGCAAAAGAAATTCTTCGTGGATTAACACCCCGTTTAACTGGAGGTTTTAAGTTAGAACCTTCTTTTCTTTTAAAGTAAGCACGACCCTTTGCGGTTAAACCACCTTTAGGGTTCTTGTGTTCTTTCCTCATTTTTTAGCTGTTTGTTTAGCTCTTCTAAAATTAGCCGCAGTAGGAGCACCTTTTGCACCTTTCTTACGCATTTTTTCTCCACGCTTTCTTTTTGCATGGATGTTTGCATATAATCCTTTTCTAGTCATCGTGATAGCCATTATGAGTACCTCCTATAAGCCGCAGTTTTTTTAGCTATTTTTTTAGGTTGTTTTGAAACCTGTTTACCTTTTTTCTTTGCTTTACGTTTAGCTCTTGTAGTAGCGGCGTATTCTTTTGCAGATAGTGCTTTTATAGCTTTTTCTGGTAAGTACCGTTCTCCAGTTTCACTAGATTTTTTACCAGACTTGGTTCTCCATTTTTGCTTACCCCAAGCTTTTAAACTTCTTTGGGATTTAGCTAGAGCCATGTCTTTTTTGTATTGGCAATTTTAAAGTAAGAGATGCACCTTTATGAGCAACAAATTTTCCAGTGTGCTTCATAAGTTTTATACCACTTTTGTTTTTCATAAAATGAAAACCTTTAGGTGCTTTTATAGTTTTTGTTTCTGCCATTACTTGTATCCTCCACCTGCTTTTTTATAAGCCTTTGCCATCGCTTGTGCTTTTCTGGCACTCCACTTGCCCGCCGCAGTTCCATGCGATGCTTGTGCTTTTATGCGATTAAATATTCTTTTACGCATACTAGGTTTAGTATAGTTTCCTGCTTTATTTACAGTAGACTTACTTTTTTTTGTTTTTGCCGCCATACATCATTTTCTTTTTAGGTTTTGTCATCATACCGCCACCGTACATAGTTTTCTTTTTCTTCATAGTGCCACCCATCATTTTTTTCTTTTTCTTCATAGCACCACCGTACATAGCTTTAGTTGTTTTTTTCATGTCCATAGAAGCTTTTTTCATAGACTCTGTTTTGTTACCATCTTTATCTAAATCAATGTAATCTGGTTTCATCTTACCACCTACATTCATTTTCTTTTTCTTTTTCTTTTTCATCATGCTTCCACCGTACATTTTCTTTTTAGGTTTCATTCCATATTTCATTTTTTTCTCCTACTTTTTTTACGACTTTTTTCTATCTTCTGCATAGTGCCGTATACATATGCATTAGTTCTTTTTTTACCGAGTTTAAGTTTCTTAGCTTGTTTCTTTAGTTTTTTTTTTAGTTCTTTAGGCACTACAAGTATCGCAATCTTCTGGACAGACACAATCAGACATTCTTAATGCACCACAATCTGTACAGGGCATACATGTACACTCTATATCTTTTCCACAATCACAAGGTCTAATCAAGTTTTTTCTCCAATAGTTTTATAATTTCATCTAATTTATTTTCTAAATTAGTTATTCTTTTTTCTAAATCTTTATCACTGTTATCAAAAATTTCACTTTTTTGGCTAGCAGTCATATCCCATTCAGTCATATAATTCCTTTTAAAAAGGGGGCACAAGGCCCCCCAATTTAATTTATTTTATGAGCTGTTAGAAGCAGTTTCATCTGAACCACTTACATCACACATAATTGCCCATACTCTGAGCTTACTTGCGTTATCTGTTGCACCTAACACTTTGACATCAATTG